GCGGGAGAGGAGTTGGCCGATTCGGCCAAATAGGGGCAGATCGGGGCCAGGTGACCGATTTCGAGGCCCGAGGATGCCCTGTACGGGCATTGGACGAGCGACCGTGATACAAACATCGTCCGATTTTCGGGCGTCTCAGGACAGGGAGAACGAACGATGAAGACGAAGCGATCCATGAAAGAGCGAGCCTGCGAACTCTGCGACGACACAATCGCGAAGGGCGACCAGTACGCTCTGAAGACGATCACGATTGGAGAGCAGACCTGTTGGGCGATTGACAGTCGTCCAAAGGAAGAGATACCCGAGTCGGCCTGGCAACCGTACCGGATCAAGGTTCCGATCTGCGACTCCTGCGCCAATCCGAGCGAGTGAGGCGATTCCACTGACACAGCCGCCGGCCCGGGAGTGATACCCCCGTTGAGTCGATTGCGTATGGTGATTCTCCGCGATCTGACGAGGCCGGCGGCCTTTTTCCAGGACGAGCGATGAGCAGGAAACTCATTCGACGCGCGATACTCTACGCGAGGTTCAGTCCGCGGCCGAACGCGGAGGAGTGTGAGTCCGTCGCCAGGCAACTCGAAGACCTGCGCGAATACTGCCGGGCCAACGGCATCGAAGTGATGGGCGAGTTTTCCGACGAGGCACTCAGTGGTGCCGATCACGACCGACCCGGCCTGTGGGATGCCGTCGCCGCGTTGAAAAAAGGCTGGACCTTCCTCGTGCGGAACATCGATCGCCTGGCCAGGGACACCCTGCTGGCGATGGTCATCGAGGACAAGATCACCCGCAAGAAATGCTCGATCCTTTCTACAGAGAACGGGGATTCGATCGACCGGGACGAAGATCCGACGACGAAGTTCACCAGGACGATCCTGCACGCGGTTGCCGAACTGGATCGGTCGATCCGCAACTCTCGAACGCGGGCGGGAATGTTGCGTAACCAGCGTGGCGGGCGAAGGCAGTCGGCCGAAACTCCTTACGGTTGGAGGAGCGATCCCGATTCCGACCTGAACGAGAACGGCAATCCCAGCGGCATGAAAATCGTCCAGGCCGAACAGCACGCGATCGAGCGAATGCGAGAATTACGCGAGGCCGGCGAGTCCTATCGGTCAATCTGCAGGACGCTGACGACCGAGGGACACCCGCCCCGTGGGAGCAGGTGGCACCCCGCGACCGTCCAGCGGATCCTTGCACGGGTCTAGACAGACACATACACAAAAACCAATTCGATTATGGTTGGTTTTTTACGGCAGTGCTGCTAATGTTGTCTCCATCGAAACACGGGAGGTGACGATGAGCAGCGATCGCGGCAAGAAGTGTCTGACGTGCGATCAACGATCGATCCGCCGCGGACTGTGCCACGCCTGTTACCAGTCAGCGGCTACCCAGGTTCGCAAGGGTTCGCTGACCTGGCCCCAGGCCGAGAAACTCGGGATCGCCGCCATGCCACGACGCTACGGTTCGTGGATGAAAAAGTTCCGCGCGCTGACCGGAATCGATGACGCAGAGGACGGAAACGCCCGAGTGCCCCAGGACGGGGCATAAACTGTCGGAGACGACTCGGGCTAAAACGAGTTGGAGAAGGAGGCTGTGAAATGCTGGTCCTGGGAAGACGAGAAGGCGAGAGGATCGTTCTGCGGACGGAGGACGGCAAGGTGATCGAGATCCTGGTCGTGCGTGCGGCCAACGGGAAGGCCAAACTCGGCATCGAGGCTCCCGACGACGTGGAAATCCTCCGCGATGAGTTGGTCAAGAACGGGAGGGTATCGAGATGAACCATGCGAGTCCACTGTCGAGAATTACGACTGAAATCAAGAGTCGGCCCAGCATGATCTTCATCATGGGGCCGCCGGGAATCGGCAAGACAACCCTTGCCGGCTGGATCGAAAACATCGTCTGCCAGCCATTCGGTCGCGAAGACTCCTGGTCACTGCTCAAACAATCAGGGGCCATCCCGAAGGATCTTCCGATCCTGCCACGGGCCAACACCTGGCTGGACCTGATGACCAACCTGGAGGCGTTGCGGACGGAGGATCATCCGTACAAGGCGATCGCCATCGATACGGCAACGTGTGCCGAGTCCCTGTGCCACGAGGAGGTGACGAACGTCGTCTACAACGGCAGTTGGGAACAGTTCATGGCATACCATCGCGGATTTGATATTGCCGCGAACGAGTACTGGGACGGTTACTTCCTCGACAAACTCGACGCACTCCGCGAAGAAAAAGGAATGTCGATCATCCTGCTCGGGCACACGAAGGTCGCGCCCTTCAAGAATCCCACGGGGGAGGACTTCGACCGATACATTCCCTGCCTCCACAAGAAGAATGCTGCGTTTTTGATCCAGCGATCTGACGCGGTCCTTTTCGCCACCTGGTACACCGAGGTCGAGGACGGCAAGGGCAAGGGTGGCAAGAGCCGCGTGCTGCACACTGAACACATGCCCGGCTACGACGCGAAGAACCGCCTGAATCTGCCCGAGACGATCGACATGGGCAACAGCGGACAAGAGGCCTGGAACAATTTGAAAAACGCAATCAGGGAGGCACGAACAAATGCCTGAGTACCCACAAGGCAAGTACCGCGCGACCATCGAGTCCCAGGGATACGATCGCACGACCAACGGCAAGGAATTCTTCGGGATCGTCGTGAGGCCGACGGCCCACTACACCGACAGTTCGGCCACGACCGAGGAATTCATCAACAACCCGTTCCCGAGGACGGTGAAGTTCTGGCTGACAACCGACAAGGCGATCGCCTTCAGCCGCAAAAAGATGATGCACGCGCTGGCCTGGGATGGCGTGAGTTGGGCAAGTCTCGATCCCGAGTTCCCCAATCATCGCTCGTTGGTCGGAATGGAAATCGAAGTGATCAACACGCATTCTGCCGGCACGTCGAACCCGGACAAGATCTACGACAATTTCGACGTGCAACTCCCTCGCGAGGCGTCGATCAACAATGACAGCGGGATCCCCACGCGGCTGGATCGATTGCGAGGCCCGACCCCTGCCGTGACACCGGCACCGGCACCGGCACCGGCACAGGCGACTGCTCCCGGGGACGAGGAGGTGCCGTTTTGATCCAGACCACGATTCAATTCGATCTCGACGGGATGACCCGGCCACCATGCCAGGGCCACTCGGTGACCTCACGGGCGGCCGCGAAGGAAATCTCGAAACCCAGTGCGACTCTCAAGGAGCGTGTACTGGATCGGATCATCGGCTGCGGCATGTTCGGCTGCACCGACGAGGAAATCCAGATCTCTCTGGAGATGAACCCCTCCACCCAGAGACCACGCAGGATCGATTTGGTCCGGGGTGGACAGGTCGAGGACTCGGGGCTAAAACGAAAAACACGCAGCGGCAGGAATGCCGTTGTCTGGATTGCAACGCGAAACAATTTCAGCGGATGAGAGCGTGTTCAGCGTCACGTCAAATTGGCGGCCGTAAAACTCTCGGGCCGGTCGGCTGCATGGCCCTTGCGGGCGTGACCAGGAAACGAAAATTTGTGAGCAATGGAGTGTTCCCGCCAGGACTCACGACCCTGGAAAACGGACACGGTCAATACCGGGCAATGCTGACGACCTGTATCCCGGTGGGTGTGAAATTCACGAGACCGCCAACCGTCACTTCGGAGTGATCGACACGCTCGTAAACGGGTTTTCACACCCGGAAGGTCGGTGGTGCGCGCATGAGCGACGAACAACAGGCACTGCGGATTTACGATGCCTACCCACGCAAGGTCGGTCGGGGTGCCGCGATCAAGGCGATCGCCAAGGCATTGAAACGTGTTCCTTTTGATGAACTGCTGGAGGCCGTCGAGTTGTACGCCTTGGGCCGTCAGGGCGAGGACCGCAAGTACACCCCTCACGCCTCGACCTGGTTCAACCAGGAGCGATGGACCGATGATCGGTCGGAGTGGGTTCCCGAGGTCGATGTCGTCGCCGCGTTCGACCGAGTCCGCATCGCGATCCGCGATCACGGCCTGATGGGCCGCCTCGACGCCGCCAGGACAATGGACGAACAGATCATGGCCGCGACCAAACGTGTCGGCTGGCAGAAACTGTGCGAAATGAACGAATTCAACCGCGAGCAATTGTTCAAACAGTTCGCCGCGGCGTACAAGGCGATCGCGGGGGGCGAGGCGTGAAAGTGGGCAGCGTCTTCTCAGGAATTGGAGGATTCGAGTTGGGTTTGCAAATGGCATCGCCCGACTTCGAGATCGCCTGGCAGGTGGAGCAGGACGAGTTCTGCCAGAAGGTACTGGCAAAACATTGGCCGGATGCCCGGCGATGGGATGACGTGAAAACATTTCCACCTGACCCGGTCGAGGACTGGGCGGTAGACTTGATCTGCGGCGGTTGGCCTTGCCAGCCGGTCAGTAACGCTGGACGCCAGGAAGGTGAAGACGATGAACGATGGCTATGGCCCGAGTTTCGCAGAATTTGCGAGGTACTCCGACCTCGTTGGGTACTGGGTGAAAACGTCACGGGGTTACTCTCAGCAACTGATGCAATGGGACGACGAGGGGGACTCTTCGGAGGTGTTCTCCGAGACCTGGCCTCGCTCGGCTATCGTGTCGAGTACCACTGCGTACCGGCTGCCAGTGTTGGCGCACGCCACAGACGAGATAGGGTTTGGATCGTGGCCCACTCCGAGGGCAGCGAACGCCGTGGGGTCAACAGGTGGGAAAAATCGCCGGAGCGATCTTCGAAATATGGTGCGGATGTGGCCGACACCGACGAGCAGGGATCACAAGGATGGATGCTCGGTGG